CTGTGATGATGCAAATGATACCTTTGAGTTAGCTTGGGATTCCACTAATCAGCAATGGTCTGTTGCTGCTGGCCCTTGGGGGAATCCAATTTATGTAAAATACCAGAATAGCCAATGGGAATGTTGGGGGAGTAACGGAACGTGCAGTGTTAAGTGGACTAATTCTGCTGATGAAGATGATGATCCTCCTGAAGAGAATTGGGTAGAGAATACAGGGTGTGGAAACGATGAGAGCACTCTTGAGTTATTGACATATGTAACGGTGGAAGAATATAATGGTTCCTCTTGGAGCATTGTAAGTTCTAGTAATTATAGTATTGATTATGATGCCGGTATAATTTGGATGGAGCCAGGCTTTGTGTTCACGAATGGCAGATTGAACTATCGTGTCACATATCAAGCGGGGTATTCTACTATTCCTAATGAGTTGAAGGCAGTATGTTTGGAGATATGTGCTGAGTTCTTCAATAAGGCTGGAAGAGACCCGCTTTTGAAATCGGACAGGTTAGGACCATACACAAGATCATTCTTTGATTCTTTCCTTGGGCCTGGTCTGACAGATCGTTTGGCACTTTGGAAGAAAGTAGGATAATGGCAGAGCTAGTGGCTAATCTAGGCGATGAGCGAACCTCATTACTTTGTCCTCAACATGCACGATTCGAGGAGAAGTTTGATAACATAGAAGTGACTATGATGGAAATAAAGGAGTGGATGAAGGAATTTCAAAAGGATTATGCTCGTCGTCTACCTACTTGGGCAACTGCTCTAATCTCATTCCTTACTCTAATTCTTGGTGCCGCATTGGTAGCTCTGTTCAGAAAAGAAGCGGGAGTATAAAGAGATGCCTATATTGCTAGCAGTTAATGTAAATCTTACTAACGTTGCTGCCACTCTTTCTAGTGTTGAGTGCGACTCAGCTATCCTGCAAGCTGCTGCTGCTAATACTGGAATCGTTTCTCTACTTGATACAGGGACGGCAATTAAACTATGTGATCTTAGTGCAGGAGAGTACATTAATTTGAAGGGATTGTTTACACGCAATCTTAATGAATTGGATGCTGTAAGCTCTGTTGCATTAGGTGACAAACTTCATATCATACCATTCAAGACATAAGGAGCAAACAGATGCCTAGGCTATTAGCGATTAATGTGGCTTTGACTAATACTAAGACGCCACTTGCTAGCCTTGAGTGCGATTCAGCAATCTTTCAGGCAGATAAAACGAATGCAAGTGTAGCCTCTCTTTATAACACGACTACCACAGTTAAGTTGTGTGACCTTGCAGCAGGAGAGTCAATACAGATATTTGGTTTCTTCACACGCAATCTTAGTGAAATAGACGTGGCTAGTGTGGCTGCAAGTGGAGACATCCTTTATATCATACCATTTAAGACATGAGAGATCTGTTTGATAAAAGGATGGATCTGGAGGAGAGGGCGGTTACACAAGATGCCCTAATGACTCCTTCTGTCACTTGGACAAAGAAGAGAAGGAACCTTCGTTGCAGATTGCAGACAGTCAAGGCACATGAGAGAATAATGTATATGAGAGAGGGTGTGGACATAACCCATACCATCACCTTCCAGTCAAGGCTTTCTATCGCTGAGACGGATAGGTTGGTGATGGGAAGTAGGGCATTTAAGATCAAGGGCGTGATTAATCCAGACGATCAGGATCGGTTTTATAGTATCAGTGTGAAAGAAGAAGGGTAAAGATGCAACTTGGTACTCCATACATGATGCGGTTAGGTGAGGCCCGCATGACTAAGTTTGTGGCTTGGGGTACAAAGTATATGAAAAGGTTAGTTAAGGTTCAGCATGTGTCTAAGCCTGGAGAACCCCCTGGAAAAGATGCTGGAAGATTGTATGAAAGTGTGAGAGGCAAAGTTACGAAGACTAAGCGAGGGAGGGTGACGGGGTATGTACGAGCACATGCACTCAAGAGAGGCAAGCCCTACCCTTTATTTCTTGAGGTAGGAACAGATCCTAAAACTCAAGGAACCAAAGGGATAGCACCACGCCCTTTCATAGCCCCTACAATGGCTGCAATGGAGAAGAAGGCGCAGACTATGTTATTTGGCAGGATAACTTCGGCTGAGTTCTCTTATCTTGAGCCCACATCAACTATGATAAAGAAGTTAGGTGGGCCGAACAAGATAGTTCAAGCCCCAAGAACCTTGATTAGGATATAATGGAAGCACTAATCAAAGCCATTAAAGTTAGGTATGATGATGTGGCTGTGCCTGCAAGTGTTGCTCTCAAGGCAGCACTTACTGGAGGACTACATCTTGGCCAGACACCAATGGAAGATACTTCTCCCTATTGTGTCGTGCTCATTAGTGAAGATCCGTTCTATACGTTTGAAGAGGACTTTGAGCATTACAATGTTACTTTCTCAATCTTCTCTGGTAAGATACAGGGCGATGAAGTTGTTGATATTTATAGTAAACTCAAGCCTTGTTTTGATGAGGCTCCGCTTGCGCCCACAGGTTATCATCTCATACGGTTCTTTAGGGTAGATTCCTCACCATTAGAAAAGGTTGACGATAAGTGGCAAATTACGGTAGAATATGAGTGTTGGCTGGAGGAATTGTAAATGGCGACAATTAGTGGCAAAGAAGGTCGTGTCGTATGGGGTGCGGCTATGTACACGTCTCACGTTCATTCATGGACGATGGATGCTGTGGCCGAGGCTCTTGAAGATACGGCTTGGGAATATACCACTACTGGAGCATCTGGTAGTGAGGCAGGACCTAGTGCGAATAAGGGCTGGAGAACGTATATTACGGGACTGTCTGGATTTGCAGGGAGTTATGAATGTAGGCAGGATGCAGTTCCAGCTGATGTAGGAGAAGGATCTTCAGCTACAATCTATCTTTACATAAACTATCCAGCTAGCATTTGCTGGAGAGGCACGGCCATTGTTACTGGTATTCATCCTGCTGCTCCCATTGAAGGAATACAGTCAGTAACAGTAGACTTCCAAGGTGTAGCAAAGCTCTATGAGCCTACAACTACGGGGCATACGACTTCTACTACTACGTCTACATCTACTACAACTAGTACGTCTACTATTACAACTACTTCTACAACGACATCAACCAGTACGAGCACCTCGACTTCTACGAGTACAACGCCATAACGGAGGATAAGTAAATGGCAACGATTGCCGGTAAAAGTGGAGACATTACTGCCACGAATTATGACGCATATGCACATGCTTGGACTTTAGATAATGTTACTGATCCACTTGAGGATACTAATTGGGACGAGTCTGGAGTGGCGGAAACTGATGCAGGCTACAGGACTTACATAGCCGGTCTATCTGGCTGGAGTGGATCTTTCGAGTCTTATGCTGATGCAACGCCTGCAACCAGTCTGCTTTCTGGTTCTACAGTAACCATGAAACTCTATGTGGACAAGGCTAATACCAAGGGTTACAGTGGTTCTGCTATCATTACTGGCACACATCCGTCTGTCAGTATTGAGGGAATAGCCTCTATGACCTTTGATTTTCAAGGCTCTGGTAAGCTAACTGCTGGTGCAGTAGCATAAAAACTTTAAGGAGGGCGAAATGGCTGATTTAGATGTTGTAATGGGTGAAGGCGGAATTTCTGTAAAGATTGGTGACAAGACCTTTAAGGCGTCTCCACTTAAGATAGGGGATTTTGCTAAGTTTAGAGCTTGGGTTCGAGAACAAAAGTTGTCTGTATTTATGAAGTCAGCTTCAGAGATTGGCCTCGATCCCAAGATATTCTCTGCGGGTATAGACCGAATCTTGTCTCCTACAAGAGCGGTAACACGAGACGAAGCTACAGGAGAGATGGTTGCTGACGATCCTGTTATCAACGAGATGTTTACTGAAGGCGGGCTTGCCTATCTTCTTTGGCTTAGTATTAAGAAGAAGCATCCGAAAGTAAAGTTGGAAGACATTGCTGTAGGTTTTGATGATATGGTCAAACTTGTAGAGCTTGTTACACGTCTATCAGGTTTGGCATTGCCTGAAGGAGGGGAAGAAGCTGATGCTGAAGGAAACCCTCCAACGTAGGGTATGAGTTCTTGATCCCTACCCTCATACATTTCTATGGGCTATCGTTTGCAGAAGTAGAGGAGCTAACTCTGGCTCAATTCTACATAATGGTAGACCAAATCCCCAAGATAACAAAACTGTTCTCTCCTACTATAGAAGGTGGGGGTAGTGGGCGTTCTGTTGATTGGGGTAATGTGGCTAAAGCAAGGGCCATTGCTACATCGAAGGGGCTACTCTAATGGCCGCACCGGCTCAAATGATGAAGGGGCAGGTTTTATGGGAGTTGGTGGCGAAGGTCTCAGGCGAAACCCGCAAGAATCTTAAATCCTTCCGAGCACAAATGGCTAAAGCGGGGGAGGGCTTTCCTGCTGGTGTTGGAGAAAAATTCCGTAGGTTAGGGTTGCATGTTGCTCGGACTAAAGCTCATCTA